CTATAAATATGTTGATTAATTGATTAGGAAAATGATTTAAATCACTTAAAATGATTAAATAAATCTGATTTTGATGTTCCATTCATTTTAAATGATTAATTGTTTTATTTAGTCATCAATGGTGTGCCAGTTTTTCATAATAGGGATGGAATGGTTTAACCGTAGTTTAAAAAATGACTAAAAAATGTATTGAAAAACCGTGAGGGATGGTTTTCGGTTTTTTGGAGATAGTTTTCAATACAAATACCAAGTCAAAAACCGACTACGATTAAACCGTCCCAACAGTGTTTCATAAGTAAAATAAAACTGGTTTTAAACAGGGACAAGCCCTAAAAAATGTATTAAAAACCATCCCTTGTCATCACTTTAAAACAATTGGCAAAATGATTTAAAAATAAATAATTTCTTTAAATGGATTTATAAAATGTTTTAAAGTATTTGGATTGTTCTATCCAAAACTTGTATATTTTATTTATAAAATAAATAAAATTATAGGTATTTTTAAAAACTATTGATATGAGGTGTGTAATATTTATCTTACCATATTTTTATATCTACTGGCAACATTGCTAAATATAAATATGGTTTCAATAAAAAATTTGGAATATGCGATGGTACACAAATAAGAACGGATTCGTCAATATATTGATAATATTTTTTTTTGATTTTATAACAATGTAATTGATTCATTAATCTGACACATTGATAACATTGTTTATTTTCTAAATTTTGCGGTAATTGAACTTTCATTTCATAATAAATGATTAAATATTTGATATTCAATTTTTAATTATTCTAAAAATTACAGAATTTGAACCAGTTTAAATTGGTTATAATTTTTTACCAGTTTTTCATATATAAAATAAAACTGGGTCAAGTCCTAAAAAATCAATAAAAAGAGTGAATAACACAATCTTTTTTTATTGTATTATCTAAAGCACAACAAATCAATTTTATATTTGAATTCATTTTTTCAGAATGTTGTTCATATTTGCAGTGGTGCGATTAAGGATTCATTTTTTCCTTTTTTATTACTAAATAAAGTCTTTTCTATATGTTTTTTATTCAAATTGAATAAAAAAGGAATGTTATTCACACCATTGCATATTTGATTTGAATAAGATTATTTGATTCTGAACCATAAAATAAAAATCTCAATAAAAATCTATCAAGTGGAGTCATAGTATATGGAATTAAAATATATTTTCCTACGAAAATATCTGATATATATAATTGAATTATTAAAATTTCAGTATATATAGAATATAATCCTACAATTAAATCAATAGTATATTTTGAATTAAAATTTTGTTGAAACGGAATATCAAAAATACAAAAAGGATTTACATTTGATAATTTCTCCAAAATATATTTTATATGATTATCAATCTCATAATTTTTCCTATTGAAATAATTTTATGATTTATAATTTTTTCTTCTAAATCAAATATCCAAGGATAATTTTTTATATACTTATCAGAATTTAATATTTGTTTCCTTATATCTATAATCTTTTTTTCTTCTTTTTTTGAAAGTGAAACACCCATTGTTTAATAATTTAAATTTTTGTTTTTATATTAAAAATGACCTTTTTAAGGTGGCATATGCAAAATTAAGATTTTATTCATTTTTATAATGATTTTCCTATGTTAAATTTGTGTTTAGGGCATTTTTTTAGCACTTTGCATATGCCACTTTAATCAATAGATTTTTACACCTTGTATGGATTTGATTTAATTAGGACTTGTCTCAATTTTATAACTTGTACCTTGGCAATTGTAATAAAAAAAAACTGGATTAATCCAAACCATTATCAAAACTAGATTTTTGATAATAAAATCTCCATAAAAAAATACATTTCCCATCAATTCCAAATTGAGTACGGCATTTTTACAAAATAGAGTTTTAATATTTACATATACATAATAACAAAATCCTTATTTTACACACTATTTTTTTGTGATTAATTTTACAGTTTGCATTCGTCCAAGCCTTGGATAGAATGATTTAGAATCTGTAGAATCATAATTTTTTCCTATGTTATTACAATATTCTAAACTGTTCTAAAGATTCTATCCAAGGTGTGCATTCGTCATCCTTGGCAACTGTAGATGAAAAATATGTCTTATTTTTTATAAATAACTCCATTTTCTAAAATTGTAACCACTTTAAAGAAATTTTCAAAATGATTTAAAGACAAATTATTTTTTTTTAAATGGATTTATAAAATGCTTTAAAGCGATTATAATTATGTGTAAATCCAATATTTCATATATATTATTAAAATAGTATATTTTGTCTAAATTGTAAAAAAAACTGGTTTAATAACTGGGTAAAATATATAGACTTAAGTACGACATTTTTACAAAATGGAGTTATAATAATTTTAATTTACATATACATAAGGATTTGATTACGAAATCCTTATTTTTCACACTATTTTTTTGTAATTAATTGTATAGATGAAAATCGGTCTTATTAATAACTCCATTTTCTAAAATTGTTTTACTTAATCTTTGTGAATTTGTTAATAATTTTACGATTATATTGAAATATTACACACATTGGATAGAATATGTAGAATCACAATTTTTCATATAGCGGAGCGCTAAAACTTGCGTTTGTCGTCTTTAGACGACAACAGAAACACTTGCGGGCGTCTGTATGTTTTTATATCATTCTAAACTATTCTAAAAATTCTATCCAAGACTTGAAATATTATTTTTATAATTTTAAAAAATAAAATTTGTATAAAAAAAAATGAAATTGATTAATATTTTTTTATTATTTTTACCGACAATATATTCATATTCTCTTATTAATTTAATGCATAATTATCCATTAACATTCAAAACAATGATTACGAGGAATCATAAAAATAAAAAAATTTTAGATTTAGGATGTGGTGAAGGATTAAGCACACAATATTTAGCATCTCATTTTAAAATAAATGATGCAGAAATTATTGGTATTGACAAGGATGAAATTAAAATAATGAAGGCACATTATAATTTTCCCCATTTATCTTTTGGTATTGATGATATTCGTAATAGTAAATTACCCAATGATACGATTGATATATTATTTGTGAAAAATGTATTTCATGAAATAGAACCATCTGATTTTGATGGAGTTATTTTTAATATTAAACGGATATGTAAAAAACAAGATTCACTTATTTATCTGAATCACGAAATAAATAATAATCAATTAGATTATAATTTAAAAAATTTTAATCAACATTTTAATCTTGTTCATTCTATATCTGATTCGGATTCTTTGATTAGTATTGCTAAATATCAATAATATTCAAATCTTGGATAGAATAGTCCAAAAACTTGTGAAAAAATTGTGATTCGTAAATTATTTTATCCAAAATGTGATAATATTATTTTTTTAAATGAATTAAAAATAAATATAAATGATTAGATTTTAATATATAAAATTTGGAATCTGGAATAATATTCCATTTGATTTGAGAATTGATGACAGATCCTTCTGAATAGATGACATTGGATGTAAAATTATCAGGATAGTCTAAAGTATTATTTAATATAAAATGAGAAACCGATAATATTCCTATATTTTTATCATAAAATATAATAACAAGATAGGGTTTATTATTAGGAGTAAAATTTGGATTATAATAATAGAAAAAAGATTCAATAGGGTTGGATAGTAAATGTAAAGGAGCAGAAACATATTGAGTAGAAGGATAATTTATGTAAAAATCAATATTATTTTGAATGATATAATTGGGAGAGAAAGTAAAATCGGAAGAAAATTGGAAAAAAGAAGGGATTTCAATTATATTATGATAAAATGATAATCCTTTTTTGTTTGATAATATGAACCAATTAATGAAATATTTTAATTTAGATTGAAATTCAATAGGTAATTTTAATTTATTATCAGATAATACAATAGATTGATTGATACGAGTAGTTAAATCGTCAATAGATTTATATCCTAAATTTTGACGATTTAAAAATAAAATTTTTTCATCAATGAATTTTTGAACGACATCCGATGATTGATTTTTTTCATAAAAAATGGAAAAATAATATAGACAAATGTCTAATAGAGAACTAACTAATCTTATAGTTTGTTTAGTTTGTATAAATTCAAGAGATGATTTCTGATTAATATTTTTTATAATTTTAACTAAACTTTTTTCATATTTGGATAATTTTGATATTTCAATTTGTTGATATTGTGTTGAATCTTGAATGATAAAATATAAAGATATAAAATCTTCAATGTGAATAATGTAAAATTTTTCATATCTATAATATTTGATAATTTTCAAATGATTTTTTTTTACAAAAATATTGAAATCATTCATATTAGGATAAGATAATTTTTGTTCATATAATGGAAGAGTTAATGGAGAGATAGAATTTAATAATAATGCATGAAATTTTTGAGAAAATATTAAGATACGAGTCTTGCCATAAAAATCTAATATCTGATGAGTTAATAAAGAATAACAATGTTGGTCTTTAAAATGAGGCATTTTAATAAGTTTATCTGATGAAAAAGAACCAAAACTTTGATATAATAAAGATTTATAATCTTCAAAAAATGGTATATCAAAATGTAATTTTGATTCATTTGATTCATATACAATAAGTTCATATCTATATAAATAATCTGAATATTCAATTAAAAATACAATAGGTCTTTTTTTAATAATATTATAAAATTGATAATAATATTCTTTGTAATTATTGGGATAAAATATTTCAATATTATTTTTAACAATTCTAAAAATGAATAAATTGACATTATAATAATTTTCAGCAATATGATAGAATCTTTCCGCTTCGAGTATAGAATTAGGATTTTTTAATAAGTCTTTAATACCATTTAATCCGATATCAAAATTTTGTTGTAATCCAGATTCTAATAAATGTTTAGGAGAATTGAGTAATTCTTCACGAATTGTTTTAGGACTTTTCATTATTTTATTGGATAACATTGCACAACGATATTCTAAACAACCTAAAAAAGATTCTGATTTCCAATTATTTGTACCTATTCTGAAAAATTTATAATCAAGATCAATCAGATTCATAAAAGTTTCTAATGGTTGTAATAATGTTCCTGATTGTCCTATATTATTAATTATATGTTTTTCTTTTTCAATATCTCGTCGTTTGATTTTCATTATTTTTTTTAAATCAATTGTTTTATCGTATTCTTTATGTTTTCCATTCTGAATAAAATGAGTAATTTCTTCTAATAATTTTTTATTATCTTCTAAATGTTCAGTTAAATAACAACAAGGGGCATAACGAAATGGATGATTTTTTGTATCTAATGCTTTTAATCCAGGATAAGAATAATTTGAATCAGGACATATATAATATTTAGGTGAAATATCTTTATATACGATTGGAGGAAATTTAATTTTTTTAGACGGTTCTATGGTTGAGGCTTCTTCTTCACTTATAACTTTGGGTCTGGGATGCTGACAATTTCTGCTATAATCATTTTTAGGAAAAATACGGATATCAAGATCATCTTTTTCTTTTCTTGTCTTTTTCATTGGTTCTGGTATATATGGAACAAAAAATGGATTAAGTTGTATAAATAATTCATATTGTTCGGCATATAAACTATTATATAAAGAAAATAATTTACATATTATAGTTTTGAAATTGAATAATACTTTCTCATTAATGGAACGAGTAACTTTTACACTAATATAATATTTTTTATCATCATATTCAGGAGTTAATATGGCAGTCAAATCACCAAAACGAGAAGATATTTTATTCCAACTACCTATATAAATATCTTGTTGTGATTTTTTCTTTTCTTGTTGATCAATATAATAAATAACTTTTGAATAATTATTACGTGAAATTTTATCTGTATCATTAATTTTTAAAAATTTAGAAAATATCGGATTATTCATCACCAAATTTGAAAAAATAGATGGCTCAAATGGTGACCATTTTTTCTTTGATATCGACGGTGATATCTCTATTTTAAATTCTATCATTATTCCTATTGATTTTTTATTTATCACTTCCGATTCTAATTGAATCATATTCATAAACTTTGAAATATTATTTATATAACTATTATCCATAAATATCCCTTGACAAAATAATCCCTCCTCTGTATTTTTTACAAAAAAATTTGTCTTTCCTTCATTGTTTATAATTTTTAAATTATTTTCAGATTCTTTTGGTATTTCTTCAAATTCCATATTTTTTGTGTCTATTGTATTTAACATTTTGTAAAAAATTTTATATTTTGCCATTGGATATTCCTGACTTAATATTAATTTATCAAATACAGAACCGGTTGTCTCTGTCGTTGATATCGTAAAATTTGTTATATTTCCTAATACTTTTTCTTCCCTTATTTTTAATGGTTCTGTCTTACTAAATAAATTATTGATTTTATTTATATTTTTTATATCATTTTTATATTTTGTTATTAAATCCATATTGAAAAATTTAATATTTTTATACCATTCCTCTTTTAATACCTTTTCTTTTATTTCGCTTTTAATTTTATTAAATGATACTTTCTTACCCTTTATTTCATATATTTCTTTAAATTGTTTTGAAATATCAATGTTAGTAAAAATGGCAAATGCTATATTAGTATATTGTGGAAAACTATCTTGTTCATTTTTATAATGAGATTTTATATCTTTATCAAGATAATAAAATACATATATACATAAAAATTCTATTATATCAATATCATAAGATTCTATACATTGATCATACAATTCTTCTAAATATCGTTTTTTATCTTGTATTATTGGTGATGGTTTTTTTAAAACAAATTTACTCGTTGGTTTTTTTGTTTTCTTCATCTTTAATTCATTTTTGAACACTTCATATAAATTTAAAAATTTTCTTGTTTTTAAAAAATCCTTTTTTATATATATATAATACATATCCACATCTGATTCAATAAAAATTTTTTTCTTGATTTCTTCACTATTTTCAAATGCTGAACTTTTTATCACAATTTTTTTTTTTTCGGTTTGCAAACAATCCAATTCAAATTCTATTTCTTCTCCCTCAAATTTAATTTGTTGCTGTTGCTGTTGTTGTTGCTGTTGTTGTTGCTGTTGTTGTTGTTGTTGCTGTTGTTGTAATAAATTTAAAGAATCTGATTGTTGGTTTAATAAAAAATCATTAAAATCTTGTTCGTCCATTTTATTTTATAAAAAAGTTTTTTTATAAAATAAAAAATGGCATAACAAGGTTATTAACTGTTATTTAACACACCTTGTTATTAAAAAAACTAAATTTACATAATATAATTAGAATTTGATCCAATTATATTAATTTTTAATATAAATAATTCTAACATTTAATCATTGATAATATATGATGTTTGAACCGTTGATAATTAATCTCACAATCCATAAAGAATGATCAAGTAAAATAATTTCAGAAAAATGGAGTTATTGTGGAAAATAAGGATTGGTTTTTTAATTTTACACTGAATAATAAAATAATCAAATTTATAACTCCATATTTTAAAAATGTTATACTTAATTATTTTTGATATTCCATTATTGAATATGTGTAAAACCTATTAAACTTTTTGAAAAAAACATTGTAAATTTTCAGTAATCATTTAATTTTATTCAATAAAGATAATATAGGTTTATTGGATATAGAAAAATTACCATAAAAAGGACGATCTATATAAATGATTATACTTAAAATTATAGTGACAGATATTATAAATAAAGCACCAATAAAAAAATGGAAAATAGGATTTTGTTTAAAAAATATAGAATGAGATATTATTAAAATAATGCTAAGAAATAATATTACATAGATTAATAATACATTTAATCCATTTTGAGATATTAATATTCTGTGTTCTCTTTTTATTTTAAGTTCAT